AGAGTCTTCATGTCAATAGTTGGTGCTCCTTCAGCAGCTCCAGCAGCAGCCTTTTGAGCTTTAGCAATAACAGCCTCAAGTTGAGATCTACGTACAGTATCTAAGATCATGCTTCCATCAGCACTGTCTGCAAGAACTTGACCTAAGAAGATACGCTCAGAAGGTTTAGCTTTAGATAACTTATCAATAACAAGCTCAGGTGTTAAGGCAGTAGGTGTCTCAACATCAAAGTACTTTGTTAAAGGATAGTTTGAATAGTCTTCAATCTTCTGTAGATTAGTCTTAAACTTATCACGTGCTCGTGCAAGATCATCAGCACCTGCAACACCTGAATCAACAGCATTGTCAAGAGCTTCTCTAAAGCCTCGAAGAACTTTAATAGCTAGTCCTTTAGCTTGACCGGGAGCAACACCTTCAAAGATGTTTCCCTTACCGAAGTCAGCCTTACCTGAATAAGCTGCTTCACCCCAAGCTGATAGATTCTTTTGAAGTCGATCAATACTGATCTTAGACAACTGTTGTGGTTCAGCTTTAGTAATATTAACAAAAGCTGGCTCACCTGTTGGGCCTAGAACCTTTGAAGGTTCGATAACAGCTTCTTTAGCAGGTGTTACATACTCATCAATAATACGTTGAAGAGCTGAACGCATTGGTTGTAGAGCTTGTACCTCAGGAGGAATTGAAGCAAGTTCCTTTTGGATAGCACTTACTACAGGATCTGTAGACACTAAACCACCAGCCTTTTTAGCTGCATTAAAGTCTACATTAGCATCCTTACGCAGACGGCTAGACAAAGCTTTACCATAGTTATTAAAAGCTGATATAGCTGCATTAGAAGCTGTTGTAGGATCTGCAGCTTCAGTAGTAGCTCGTTTGAACACATTGTCTAAGAAACCACTAACATCCTGAACCTGTGCTTGTCTGAACAAACTACCAGTACTTTCAATCTTAGGAGAAACTTCAGCAGCTGCTTCTTTAGCTAACTGTACACGACTACCTGTAGCTTCACCGGGAGTCATTCGACCAACACGTAGAAGCTCATCAAGATTAGAAGGTACTTGTCCTGTAGGCGTAGTTACAGCTCCTCTAGCTGTTGTCAAGCCGCCTTTAACAACGTAAGGAGAAGCTTGAATAGCTAACTGAGCTAATGGACTATCAGGGGCAATTGATTGAGCTGCCATACCCGTCCCAGCCGCTACAGCTCCTTCACCAGTAATACCTAAAGCGGTACGAGAAAACAGTCCGGGAAGACCTAAAGCAGACATAGCCATTGCAGGAGCTGCAGATTGACCTGCTTCATAAGCTCCTCTGTAACCTTTAATCTGTTGTAGGTCAGGGCCTCCCAGATCTCTGATACCTTTCATGATACCTGCTGAAGAGAAAGCACTAGGATCTTTGTTACCTTTTAGGTAATCATAAAGGTTTCCCCATCCACCCACAATATCAATAAGAGTTCCTTTTGCAGATCCTTTTAAAGTACTTTCTGCAAGCTTCTTAAACTCATCAAAAGTAGTACCCTTCTCTTCTAAGACTGACTCAGAAGAGACTGTAATGCCTCGCTTTTTAAGTTCTGCAATTGCTTCTTCTGCTGTTGTCATCTTAATCCTTAACAAATTTACCGTTTACAATCTTACCACCAGCTGCTTTAGCTAAATCATCAGCACTCATTCCAGCTGTTGATGTAGGTGTTTCAAGCTTAGACAAGAATGGCGATTTATAACCACGCAAGCTATAGTTGTTGTTGTAATAGTGTTCTTCCATTGCTTGAGCAGCTTGTGTTGTTTCACGTGCTCGTTTCAATAAATAGTTAGCCAAGTCTTGATTTGTCTTAGTACCTTTCTCCAATGCTGGGCCAATGGTACGAGCAAACTCTCGATCTGAATCTGTAGGGTTTGTTCCCAATGTCTTAATAAACGTAAGAACACGCTCACCAGCTAAAGAGTTAAACTTATCTGCGTTAGATAAAGCCTCGTTGTCTTTAGAGCTTGTAAGTCCAACAGTACTAAACACACGCAAGGCTGCCACACGAGCAGGAGCACCTGTACCTGAAATAGGTTGAGGTGTCTTTAACAACTGCTGTAACACATCGGCTTGTTCAATCGCTTTATCTGAAGCTACTTGAGCAGCATTCACACGTTTAGCATCTAGTTCAGCGGATGTCTGAGCCCCTTCATCAGCACCTTTAGAGGTTGCTGTAGCGGATACTTTAGCAGTTGTACGATCTACACGACCTACAAAAGGAACCATCTTTTGCTCACCGTCTACATTCTTAAACACAACCTGTTTAGGTGTATCGTTACCTACTTGATATGTATAAACAGCTTCTCCAGTATCTGCTGACACGCCAACTTCCTTGATGTTTGGGCGTGCTTCAGGTTTAGAAGTCAAACGGTTCATTTCACGTTTGAAAGCTGTATTCCATTCAGGTGTTCCACGGGTAGCTTCTTGATCTGCAATACCTGCTGCATTCTTCTGTTCTCCTGTAAGCTTTTCAGCTAATTTAGAGGCTGCTGTAGCTTGTTCTGTAATAAGCTTTTGACGAGACAACTCCAAAGCATCAGCACGTTGCATCACTTGAAAGCCAAGCTCAGGATCTGTACCTTGTAAAGCTTGAGCCATTTGACGCAAGCCTTCAGGTGTATTGGTATCATACTGAGAAGCCATCTGACGAAGCATAGTAGCTCTCTTAATAGCTGGATCTTGTACATCCACACCAAAAGCACCAGCTAAGCCACGACCTAAGTTACCTGTATTTTTGTAGATGTTGTAGGATGTCTGCTGTTGAGGAGTCATGTTAGCAAACTGCAAAGCCTTCTGCTCAGTGAGTTGTCGTTGCATTTCCTCAGGAGTACCCATGCCTCCAAACAAACCTTGAATTCCTTGTGTAGCCATTGTGTTTCCTTAAAGGTACTGTCCTAAGTCTTGATTACCGTAATATGCTCCAGTACCAAAACCTGTTGGGAATGCTGACATAGCTGTTTGAGGTGTCTTACCTGACAAACCACTGATCAACTGACTGATAGGATCTGTAAGACCACCAACTACAGCGTTGTTACGTTGCATCTGCAAAGCTGCTGCCTGTTGTGCTGCAGCATTCTGAATGTTAGCAGCCGCTGTTGAACCTGCTGTAATAGATGAACCTAAGCCCATACCTTGAGTCAGAGCATTCAATCCTTGATTCTCCAAGTTAATAGCCTGTTGAGCATACTGACTGTAAGGAGCTAGAGCTTGTGTCTGTAATCCGAAGCCTTGACCTGACAAGTTCAAACCACCTGTCATCAAGCCTTGACCGAACTGCACCTGTTGCTGACCTGCTTGTTGTGCCTGTGCAGCCAACTGAGCATCCTGCTGTGCACGGGCATTGTACAGAGCTGCCATCTGAGGATTAGTTGCTTGCAATCCGGGAGCACCAGCTGTGTAACCTTCAGTGGTAGCACCTGTAGCTAAACCTAAACGACCTTGCTGTTGTTGTTGGTTAGTCAACTGAGCTAGTTGCTGTTCACGCCCGGGAGCTAACAGTTGCTGTTGCTGAGTCATGTACTGCTGAGCAGCCGCCTGAGGTGACTGAGCTACATACTGAGCACCTAGGTTAAATAGACCTGCAGCTTGAGCATTGACTGTAGGTTGATAAGCTTGGATCTGCTGAGCCTGACCTAAGCCAGTACCTGCCATACCCATCAAACCTTCACGAGCTGCAGCTACGTCTGGAGCTACCTGATAACCTGCACCAATGAGTTGACCTGATGTAGGATCATAGTTAAAGCCTGACTTACCAAACCTTGTAGTAACTCCTACAGGTCGGAACTGTGCAGCCTGTGCAGCTGCATTAGCAGCGTTAGTGGTAGCGTTAGCAGCTTGGTTAGAGCTATATACACTACCTGCAGTGCCCAACAAAGGGCCAATTAAGTCTGTCCAATCAGCCATTAGTATGTACCTCCGTCTACTGTTGCTGTGAATGTACCAGAGACAGTAAGATTAACTGCTGTGGCTGTTCCTGTTAAAGCTGCATTATTGGCATCAGGTTTAGAATTAACTGCAGATTGAATGTTATCAAACTCAGTATTAACTTCAGTGCCTTTAATGATCTTTGAAGGATTACCTGTGTTTAGGCTATCCTTAATTGCAAAGTTAGTTGCCTTGGTATAATTACTCATCTTGTCTTCCCTGTCTTAACGTAGACATCAAGTTTCTGAATGGATATTGATTTATTAAATACAGTTGTTTCAAAACCTAGTTGAATAACCTTACCTGATCCACCAATATTAATAATCTTATTGTCGAAGGCTGATCCACCGTATTCTGCAATGTTGTACTCAGCTATGTTGTATTCAGCTACAGCAGCATTGTTTAAGCTAAACTGCCTTAAGTTCAAGATGTCACTGTAATCGAAGCCAAACTTTAAAGTAACTGGATAACCTTGACCTCCGATAATCGTTACACCTACTTTCTTCATTAACTTCAAGACTGTAGGGGACTGGAAGTCAAAGTAGTTAGTGAAGTACCTCATTAAGTATGAGTTAGTATCGTCCTTGTAGCCAGCATAAGTTCCAATGTAACCAGCTTTACCAACTAATAGATCCTTGTTGCGGGTGTACTTTAAAGCATACGGTACTAAGCCATCCCATGTGGTAACTCGGTTAGCTCCATTAGGAAGCTGAGATCTCATGTCAAAACAATATACAAGCTGACGAGCTGGTAAAGACAATAGGTAGAAGGCTTCCTTATCTGAGTACACAGCTCTAATCTCATCAGGATCTTCTAAGCTAAGTTCTAGTACTAAGTCATCACGTACATTGGCACTGATGTCTCGCATCGGAGCTGACTTCTCTTGAATGGTACGCATCAATGAACGTACACCTGAGTCAGAAGCAAAGATTACATCACCACCAGTTGCGACTACTGAGTCCCTAGCTACACAGCCAATACCTGTGATAGCATCTGACAGTGTGATGTTGTTAGGATCTCCAGCATTGGCATAGATCAATATCTGTCTACGACCAAACACAATCAAGAAGTTATTGTGAGCTGCTAAGGCTATGATCTCATCTGCACCGTTAGGCCACACTTGAGATACATCTAAAGTACCTGCAGTACCTGTACTCAATACATGACCTGAGAGTAAGTCTGAGAACTGAATGGTGCTCTTAACTGTTGTGTTGTTAGCTGACCATGTACGACCATAAGCACTGATCACACAGTTGTTACTAGCTACAGTTCCTGTGTAGCCTGACTTCTCAGAGATACGTCTAAAGGTTGTTGTACTGACCGTAGGATCGAACACTAGAGGATCATGTCCAGCTTGATACAGATACAAGACACCATTCAAAGGAGCCATCTGCCAGTTACTGTCTGTAATGGTAGGAGCTGTACCACCACCTCCATATGTCAACATTGTAAGTGTAGTACCTACAAGTTTAAACAGTTTATTGTTACCTGCAGCAATAATGTATGAGTTACCTGAGTTATCAATCAACTCACCGATAGCTTTGACGTTAGCAACATCTAAGTCACTGTTTGAAGAGTGAGCCTGAGTCCATCCCTTACGAGCACCAATACGTCCAAACTTATCAATCACACAGTTATTAGCCACGGTAGCATAGCCAGCCTCTAGAGAGACTGAGCTATCCTGAGTATTCAACCCCATAAACCCCGGAGCTGACACAGTAGTAGTTAATAGCTTAGCTACCATTAGACATCCACCCAAGTAGTTTCTTCATCGTAGCGGTTACGCTCAATAGCTACAGCATCTGCCAAAGCTAAACGATATTGTTGATAGATCTCACTGAAGGATGTTCCCCCGTCTTCACCACGCTCACCCACAGCTTTAGCGTAGGCTAACATCTGTACTAAGTGATGAGGAACTAACAAAGCATCAGCATTAGCTGTTAAGTCAGCCTGAGGGATAATTAATTCAAACCTCAGTGAATAGACTCCATCAGGACGAGGCCATACATCCACCTGAGTATCATCACCTGAGATACCATTGTAGTTGTAATAGATTGGAGCTGAACTCTGTACATTACCTAAGAAGTACTGTCTATTCATCCAATTAGTAGGTACAGCTTGCATGGGGACATCTTGAGTATCATTCAAGACATCCACTGTACGAAACCTTTGACCTGATCCTGTCAATGTATAGTTACGAGTCTCAGCTACTGTTGGAACAATAAGTGTCTGTGTTAAGACATTCCAATCATGAGCATCCTCGATCTCTCGCTTAGCATCATTAACAAATACACCTATAAGGGAACTATAAGGAGTATCACTAACTGACGATACTTCAGTCTCCCTTAGACGTGTCAACACGTTGTTTACCAACTGTAGATATGTCGTAGCCATTATCTTCCCTTATTCTTTATTAATATGGTAACATACTTTAGTGTTACTGTCAAGTTATTTATCAATAACGTCAAGTTATTTTAGTAATATCTTTGTAAATACTTACTAATTTGTGGCCTATTAGTAACACGGTATAGATCAATGTAGCCCATAATACTAACTCACTGACCTGATACCCTGCAATAGTAGCCAATGATACTGAAGCTGGAGGAGCTACTTTAGCTACAATGGCTGCTGTGGTTTCAGTGGTGGAGTCAGTCATGGTTTAGAAGGCCACTCCACAGTCCAAGGAAAGCCAGTCTGCGCAGTTACATCACGCAAGGCTTGACGATATGTAGCCCATACTGCTTTGTCAACAGGTGCATCCTCAACTTGTGTCCAATCACATTCAGCAAGCTTCTCATCACGTTGCTTACGCATAGCAGCAGCCTGTGTAGTATCTAAAGCATCCTTAGCTTCTTGATCCATGTCCATGACTGACCACTTGGTGTACCACTTACCACCAGTCTGCTCAACTCCATCAGCAAAGCTAAACTGATAGCGTGTAGGACTTGCTTGTGGGCCTTCAAAGACTACATCAGCACCTAGATTGTCTAGGATTTCAGTTGT